GCCTGACCAACCCCCAATGCATAGACTGATATATCGCCCTCTTTAGGACCGCCTAGAAAGAACCACTGCCCTGCTATCTCTGCCTTGGCATGAGTAGCTACAAGACCGTAATTTACAGCACGAGAGGATATTCGAGTGAACGCAAAAAACTCATTCCCTTCGTTGTAAAAGTACTCGATTGTGTATCGATTGAAGGCTATCAACTTGTTATCAGTTGTGCGACCAACGCCTACCGTAGGATCTGGGGAAAACTCTGAGGTGGCAAACTGAAGCGGATCTATTTCCGACTCGTTTGCAATTTTAGTGTGGTATAGGTACTCGCCATCAGTGAAAACGTAGTACCCATCTATCCATGTGGCATCAATAGGAGATCCGAGATCGACATCAGTAATCTGGCGCAATAAGTTAACCGGGTCATACAGCCAATACTGAAAATTGACAACGATAGCCTGGGTCTGGAAGGAGTAAGGAAGGGAGGCAGTATCTAGACCGAGAATAGTTCCCAAAGAAGTATAGGTTCCAGTTGCACTTACCTCTATAAAGTCTGTCTCGCTAAGTCGGTAGTGGGCAGCGAATCTTTCATTCCATATTCCACCTCGGTCAACGCCAACACCATTGCCCAATAAAGTAATGCCAGGTTGTTGCAGCATGTAGCCATCAACGCCAAGAACCGGGCGCATCACTCCTGATACGTTCTTAGGCAGGCCGTCCCGGTAATCTACACGCGAATCAACCTTATCTCCCTTGAGAAGTTGAAGTGTGAGCTCTGTCATTATGACACCTCTGGAGGAGTCAGCACCTCAAAATTTATAAGCCGTATATCTACTCGTCCCGCAGAGTCTGTCACAGTAATCTTGACTAACTGCCAGGGACCAGTTGCAGGACCGGATCCAGAAGGAGCTGAAAGAGTGTAGGTAATATCAGAAGCAGATATGGCGCTGGCAATAATTGTCAATCGCGGATCAACCTCAAGAGTAAACGAAGCAATAGTGTTTAGACCGAGCCAAGCTGAATAGCTCTCAGAATAGTCTTGAATCTCACCAACAAATATCTCTTGATTGCCAGGCATAGTCGGTGGAAGTTCAAGAGGAGTTGAAAATCTATTCCAACCTAGACTCTGGTTGGTGTTTCCAGACCCTCTTGGCATGCTCCTAGATGGTTGAACCTGTCGCAACTGTAGCAGCTTCACAGCGCCAAGAGATGACGAGAATGCTGTTGATGCAAGACCGTAGAGAATAGATGGAACCTGCTTGTTGAAGGCAGGGATTAGTCTGACGGCTAGGTTATAGGCCATCATCGACACAAAGTTTCTTGTGACGTTTGTTACAGAATTCAGGTTTGGTACATTCTCAAAATTATAGTGGACATCAAAATTCAAGTTGCCAAAAAACTCGGCCATCATATCTTCTAGACGGACAAGTGCCAGGGCTTCATCGGAAGGTCGCGGAATAACAGTTATGCCAGAGATTCGGATCTCTTCGTAAGCCTGCTGAATAACTTCATATTTTGTAGTCATGTATCACCATCGGTTAATACTGAAAGAGGGAGCCGAGGCTCCCCCCATGCAGTTATTTTACTTAGAACCGAGTAGCAACACCAACCATCGATGGGTTACGAACCGTAATTCCGTTCCAGGTAAACAAGCGGAACTGAAATGTCATTTTCGTGATGTTGCCATCATAGATCATGTACATCGTTTGTCCGTTAGACATAGTGCTAGACAGAACTTTCTTACCAGCAAATTGCTTGAACAACTCAGCAGGAACCTGACCGCCCATAACCTCGACAGCATCATGATCCCAGAACAAGTTGGTCTTCGCAGTAGCGTCTATATTCAAACGGTCCACAGTAGCGGCGTTTAAAATAGTCGTATCTATATTTGCGTAGGCCTTCTCAAGCACACTAAGCGCAGCATCGTCAGCCGCAATTGGCTTAGGAGAAACTGTGAGGGTAGTGGCATCTGGCTTGGCTATAACAGTGAATGTCATTGCCTGGTCAGTCGGGCTCTTATCATCAAGGCCAATAGCCTTAACAGTCACAGCAGCGTTAGAGAAAGTTACCTTGTCCCCAACATTGTAACCCGCAGATGCAGCAACAACGATATCCGCAGAACGGTAGTCAACATTAGTAACTACACCAGTAGAAGTATTTACGCTTCCACCTTCAGGAGCAAATGATTGATTACCAGTGACAGTAGTCGCTGGGTCAGCACCACCAACTAGGTTGGGCAGGAAGGATCCAGTGTAAACGTCAAAGTTAGCTACGTTAGCGCCGATCTGTCCTTTGCTCCAAGCATCAGACTCAGGACGGCCCTGTAGAGTTTGGCGAGCTGCCAAGTCAGAGGAGAACGCTAGAGTCGCACGGTCATTCAGTAAGAAGCATCTGTCACCACTTGGGCCTTGACGCTCGTCCATGATTGCCTGTGCTTCAGCAATGAAGTTATAGCCGCTAGTCGCATTAGAGCGAATATGCAGCGAACCCTGTAGAGCCATCGCATCTGCGATTGCTGTGTTAACTGCTGAAGCCTGTCTCCGACCTGATGCACGGCCTCGCTTTTCCCAGAAGTTAATGTCACGCATGTCATCAATACGAACATCAACAAAGTCGTTGTTTGGAGTACCCAAGATAGCAGGGTAGGTCTCTTCTATGATGCTGGTCTCTTGCCCAGTAAGGTCAAAGCCAGTAAGAATTGGAGCATGTTGTTCAACAGTGCGCCAGATGAAGTTGTTTGAATTCTGCATGTCAGATGCGTCAGGGGACCAAAAGTCCACCTTATCAAGTAACATTTCTTGAGATTCAAATGTATCTATGGAGTGTTCAAATAGAACTTCGGCAATCTTGCCAGTCGTAATAGCCATGTGGAGCCTCGCATTAAATCAGTTTCAGTTAAAGTCAATTCCCCCAAACCCCCATTGGGCTGGGCATTTCCAATGATGTAACTCGCATCGGAGACGATTGCATAACCGAATTGTTATACCGATTCGTGCGGCCCCTCAGATTTATACCCGCCAGAGGATAGCGGTAGGTTGATTATAGCCCTATTCATAGCTTGGTCAATAGCACAGATATTTTCAGGCAAAAAAAGGGCCAGCTCTTTCAAGTGGCCCAAATACTTCTAGCGGATGAGAATCTATCTTACCATTTCTTTGTGTCTATTCCCGCAGACCTAGCAGCCTTCTTTGCATCATAGGCTTTCTGTATATCGCCCTTTTTATGGGCCGCGTTATAAATTTTCTTGTGAGCAGTTTCTTTCTGGTTACCGGATCCGTTACTAATTATTTCCTCGCCCGGTGATGGAGCTCGACTTATTCTCTTGTCGGGTATAACTAGTCTAGCCTTGAGCTCGCCAAGCATGGCCGCAGTCTTGAGACCCTGACCCTCACTGAATGACTCCACGAAATCCTGCAACTTGGCCTTGTTAACACCCAGGTGATAGAAGACCTTCTCGGATCCCTCGCCCAGATTGTTTATAAGAGCATCGACCACGCTGTCACCGCCTCCTGGGAACAGATTCTCAACAGCCTCGCGTACTCGCTGATCGGATGCCTGATAGGCCTCTGGCTTGATCCCTGACTTCTCTGACAGTGCAGCAGCCCTCTGGTAGTGACTGTCTACGGCATCGTTGGTCTTCTTGGTAGCAGCATCAGTCTGCTCCTTATTCTGCTCTGCAATCGTCTTGGAGGTTCTCTCGTTCTCCCTAAGATCCATCTTGTAGTCAGTCAGAGCCTCGATGTACTCGAAATCACTCCGAAATTTAGCGCGTTCTGGCTTATTACTGACCTGTGCAGGGGTAGGTTTAGAACCATTCTTCTCCATGTTCTCGATGCGTTTCTCAAGCTGGGAGATGGTCTCGTCCTTCTCGGCACTAACCTTATCTGCCTTGGCCTTATACTTGCGCCGAATCTGTCCAGCAGTTGAATTGTCGAAAGGTTTTTTCTCATCATCCTCATCTGTATTGATGACATCTTCCTCGTCACCCTTCAGCCAGGCATTCTCATCCTTGTCATTTTCAAGATCATTGGCATCAGCCTCCTCGGCTAGTTTAAGCTCTGCTTCGAGGTCATCAATCTCATCATTGTTATCATCAGTCTCTAGATCCGGCGCTAACAGATCGACACCTTCCTTGTTGGCCTTTTTTAGTTCTTCTAGGGATATGCTGCCGCTATCTTCTTCAGACATAGTTACTTCCTCTCGCCCTGGGGCGATATTTACTCTGCATCCGGCAGATACGGTTGCTCTAGTCGAGCGTTAGTCGTTAGTAGGTGGATTTTTTCTTCTTTCCAGCCTTGCTCATTGCAATAGCTACTGCCTGGCGATTAGGTCGGCCAGATTTCATTTCTGTCTTGATGTTATCTGATATAACTTTTTTGGATTTTCCTTTCTTTAAGGGCATTATTTGTTCTCCATTATGTTTGCAATATATCGACGTTAAAGAAATCTGGCAGTTATGGCACTTTGTTCCTTATCAAGCGTATAAGTAATTTTTCTATACGGGATATAAGGTAAACATGTGCCATAAGTGCCATGTATTTAGTCGAGCGGCTGTGCGGTAATCTTTATATCAAATGCATCCTGGAATCTTTGCTCTGCGTGGGCCTTGTCATAGTCACCCTTAGCCCAATCCTTCTTGTAGCCGTTCTCGGCGTAGCGTGTAGCCTCCAGATTGGTGTCAAATTCCATATATTCCTTGTTCTCTAGCGCGTATTTGGCCGCATCCTCAAGAGAAAGCTCTTCCAGTTCACCGTCTTTACGCTGGATTATGGTCGGATAGGCAATATACTTGCCGTTAGCCTCGCCACTAGCCATCCTGTGAGTAGATACACTGCCATCCTCGTTGTTAATGACCGGGAATATCGAAGGGTTCAGGTATCGCTCTACAAAGTTGGGATTCGCCATTGTTTTATTCTCTATGTATCAGGTATACTTAATAGCTCAGTTAAATTCATTCACAATTACTAGTGAGCTGCTCTTATGTGCGCTCAAAAAAGCAAATTATCTAACGGGCTGACCGTTGTCACTGCCTGGGATAGCGACAGGGAGGAACTAGAATTCCTCTCCAGGTCTAACTCCCCGCCAGTCCTGGCATCGTCTGTTGATCAGATTGCAAGAGACCGGGCGCGACAATCATCCCGGCTGCGGCAGGAAGAACAACCCCGGAATCAAGAGCCTGGCGAAGAGCCTTGAGTCCTCCGTCCATTAAAATTTGCCTTGCTCTCTGGATGTCCTCTCGTATGGGCATTCCAGTGCGCTCGGCCCATTCTGAGTCACGCAGCATATTGGACTCAGCTTTTCTGATTAACTCCGGCTCGATGTTGTCTCTCATGGTTGGCAACGCATCCATGTCATCCAGGAACTTTGTTGTGGCTTTGCCAGATCCCTGCTCTTTCCATAGCGGTTCATAGTCAAGATATTCGCTCTCTATCTTGTAAGGGACAACATCCGACTCGCCCACAATAGCGCGAAGGTCATCACCGAGAGTGCTTGCCAACTCCTTTTTCAGCTTGCTTCCTTTCCTTGCACCAAACGCATCTGAATAGGTGTCATGAATAAGATTAACCACACCAGAACCAGAGTCTGAAACATAGAATCCATTGTCAGCAGCAAAGTTAGCCAGGGAAGACATCTCGTCTTCTGTTGCCGCCCTCCCTATATCAATCGATAGGCTTGTTCTGTCACCTATGTTGGTTTGTCCGAGAGGAACAACCCTGTGCCATGCCCCTGCATTCTGTACATCAATGTAAGCCCTTCCTGACTCTGCTGTGTCGAGCAATTGTCTGTCGGCATCGAGCACCTTGCCCCTCATCGGGCCTGATGATCCTGTCTGAACCAGAGGCCTCGCTGTATTGGCAGGGTTAGTTTCAAGATTCCCACCCTCTGCACGGAAAGCACCAATAGTGTCATTGGTTGGCTCTGTCAACATCCCGGCGCTATCATATATTCGATCTCTGCCGCGATCATCAGTCCAAGAAGACTCTGGAGATCTTGAAAAATCCTCACGAATATCCATCGATTGATTAGCCATCTCATCCAGTTGTCCAGTCCCAACACCCGGAGTTTGTTCGTAGGTAGCATTGGCCGCATACTTGGGAGAATAACTGCCAAAGTGCATAGCGGCATCTTCAGCAACAATATCCCCGTGTCGTATTTTTTCTCCGGTCCATGCAGCAGCCTGGATCCGCATAGGGTTCCAATCGGTTCCAAGAGCGCCGGAAGCATTCAGTCTAGAGGTGACCTCTTCTGCCACTTCATCCATAAAGGAATGCTGAGTAGAAGAGAATCCACCATCCCAGGGCTTACCATTTTTCTTAACGTATCCCCATGCCCTGCCATCCCATATATCATGCACGGCATTTCCAGATCCATCGCGCCAGTCAGTCGTAAGGTTTTCTGCGAACTCTCCGAGCTTTAATCCTTTGCGATCAGGTCCAGTCTCAGAAAATATATCTCCGCTCTTGGTTGCGCCATTAGGGAATCTTCCGGTGTTTGTATCTAGTCCTGCCGCGTTTTGATTTACACCCTTTGTTAGAAATCCCACATTGTGATCGACCTTCGCGCCAGCAGAGGTTCTTGCTCCAAGTTCTGCTACCTGTTCCCTGGTGATAGTACCCTGGGGCGATACATGATTAATCCACTCGCTCGTGTCCTCATACCAGTATTTACCACCAACTCCTTCCTGAACTCTATCCATATAATTTTGAATAATGCCCTCTAACTTTTCTGGGGTATCTATTCCTTCTGGAGCACCCACATACTGACCGTTAGGCATGCGCTCCCTCGCTCTGGCTACACCCAGAGCCTCTCGTCCCACTCTTCTCGATTCAACAGTGCTCTCAGTGAGATTCTCAGACCTAGAAATATTCTGTGCGTTTCTCTTAACTATTGGAAGTATCGCGGCAACAGAGGGAGAGATACTGGCAGCACCACCAGCCACCCCAACAGTAGAAAGAGCCGCGTTGGCCCAGGTTCTAGACTCAGGATCCTTGAAGTACATCTCTATGTCAGCAGCAAGGCCAGTAATGTCACCAAGAACACCAAAGGGAATTGTTAGAACAGCCGCCTTCTGCATAGGGGTCATCCCCTCAGTGATGGCATCACCAAAAGCTCTAACCTCCCTGTACTTATTATCAAGTGCTGCTTTGAGCTGTTCAGGGTTGTTTAATCCACCCTCGTCATTCAGCGCAACATCTGCAATCTGGTTGCCAATTCCAGAAAGAACTCCCTGCACCCTATCATCAAAGGCGTTCTGTTTATTAACGCGAGATTGAATCCCCGCTGTAGCTTGTGGCTGGCTTTGTTGCGTGATACGCATTAAGCCCATACCTTTGACGTTAACTAGAGCTTCAGACACCTTGTGATAACTCCCCGGTCAGTGGATCGTATTCGTAGATTGGCTGCTGTGGTTGTGGTGCTGGCCGAGACCTAAACCGATCACCCAGCTTCTCCATCGTGTCTGCCTTAACATCCATCGTCTTCGCCTGAGTGAACTCGATGTTAACCCCGGCCTCTGCCGCATCAACCTCTACCGACTTGCGATCCGTCTCGGCCCTAAAGGCATCAACCTGGAGCTTGCCCTGATCGTTCTGGGCGCTGGCCTGATCACTCATGCCCATACGCTGTTCGCGCATCATCTGAGCCTCTGCCTTGCCCTGCTCTGCCATTGCTAGAACCATAGCCGCATCAGGTTCCTGCTCCTGATTAGCCGCCTGCTCCATAAAGGCAATATCCTCATCAGTGGTAGGCTCTTTGAACCCACCCAACAGTAGCTGCTTGTTGCCGTAGTCACGGATGTCATCAAGGTCCACGCCATCGATCAGCATCAGACCCTTCAACGAGAGGGCTCTGTGCATCTGTGGATCCGTAGCGGCAAACTGATTAGCCAATTCGCGCAATTCAACTCGCGTCTTTTCTTTTTTACTCGTGTACGAATGCCCAACTTCAGCAAACACCTCGAACTCTTGGTTGGTCAGGTCATTCAGGACAACTAACTCACCGGACTCCTTGTCCAAGATTGTCTCCATTATCTCTACTGACTCGCGTTCACCATCTGGTCTGGTGACTGTCACCTTACGCGGTGAGTCGAAGATAATCGATGACATGCCTGCATATATCTGAGCATCCCATCGCTTGGCAAATTTTAGATTCTGCTGATAGACAACCGACTGCATGTCAAACTCGGCCCTCATCTGCTCCATCGCATAGCCTGACATCGCTGGGTCAGCAAAATTGTCAGGAAGACCGGGGTCAGCGACATCTTTCACAGCCTCTCTGGTCTCGACTGCTAGATCGCGCATCCCTTGCGGCAGTTCTGCCGTAGGCATCATCGCTGTTGGACCTATAGGCAGATCAGCGCCGGACGCATCTTTACGCTGTTGCAGATAGTACGGATAGTTGTTATCGGAACCAGTCTCCTCATACATAGACTCGAACCCAGCAATCTGCTCAGGAAAGAATATAGGCTTAGGCCTGGGCGATCTGCTAACAATGTCAGCCAGATAGGACAGCATGAAGTTTCTTAGGCGCTGTGGATCCTTAGCAAGACGGACAACGCCCTCCCAAATTTCCTCGCCCTCTACGAATGTGTGTTCGCCGTAAGTATGAACAACCGGGATGTGCGTACCTGGAACGTCCTCTACCTTCAGAATCTCCTCGCCGGATGCAATGTATCTCTTAACCTGCCATCTCTTAATAGACTTCTCAGAGACTATCTCGTAGCCCTGCTCGATGAGCTCGTCCATGATCGACACATCAGAGTTCTCGCCCCCTTTCAGCAGGTCAGACTCGCGCAGCAATAGCTCTTGGCCCATTGGGTCAGTGAATGTCAGAACCTTGTCTTTGATCTTTGTGCGCTGATAGAAACGAACAATATAGAACAACTGGTTCTGGCCGGAAATCCAAGGGAAGGTGTAGCTTTGCTCTGGGCTGGCAAAGTTGGCCGGGGCGCAAGTAGTAGTGTTTCCAGTTAACTCCTCGTAGAGCTCTTGATATCCATCCTTAGTGAATGGCTCAAGGATGCTCCAATTACGAGCATCAGACTTGTCCAAGCTCTTCGCGTTCGCGTCAGGGAAGCTGTTGTTATTAGCCTCGTAGATTGGCCTGCGGCGAATAACCTGATTCCGGTCACCTGCATTGTTCGTCTGGTACTCAGTAAATAGCTCCCACCCGCCGACTCCACAATCCACGCATTCTAGTGCCGCATTATCATAAGACTCTAATGTGCTGTTGCGTCTGTCTTCGGTTAGATAGAGGCCGTCAAGAAGCTCTGCCCCATCATCGCGCTCGTCATCAAGCGGGACAAAGTCTATCTGGATAGGGTTAGACCTGAGATCCGCGATAATCTTTCGGGTAGCCTTGCGAATAAGGTTGAACTCGCCGCGATACTGAAGTTGGCTATCGCTTAATAAACCATCGTCCCATTGACTAACACGAGAAAATACGCGGTCATCAGCAGCTCGTTCACGGGTAACTTGGTTTGCTTGATAGTTTTGATCATGTAGGCGCTTTAGCTCTTCAAGAGTAAGATCGGCCATTAGTGGTATCCTAAATATTGAAGACAGGGTGCTTAATTAGTTTTCTTCATTGAATCTACGGAATGTCATTAGCAAGCCTATCTCATGCGTATTGGATGTATCGGTCGAGGTATGTACACGTTTGTATGATTATAAGCCGGAATGTGCCTAAATGTCTGCATTGCTGAGTCGAATAAATTTGGAGAGGTTATCCTGAACCTAGACCCCTTCATCTCCTGCTTAGTGTATAGCTCGTTCAGCCCATTACTATTGGGCTTTATGGGCAGTCGGCAGGTCTCAGCCCGTAGCTTAGGAAGTAGGGCTATATCACTGCTAAAACTTATACACAGGTCTGGATCCGCAAACTCACCAAAAACTACCCACCGATAAGTCCTATATATTCGGTCCCTAAACTCCCAGGCGTACTGGCCCCGCTTATTTCTAAATGTGTCCTTTATTTTTTGTTGATGGTGGACGGGGTTCGCTAGGGAAGGCTTGTAGATTGAGTCAGGATTGTCGGGTGATTCTGCTGCATTGAACACAGATAGCTGAACAGCCTTACCAGAGAAGTCCTTAGCCATCTGCTCGCCAAGGCCTGCCCCCATTCCATTGCCGTCCCATGAGAACGCATCAACACCGTGCTCTATTGCGAGATTTGCAGCCCAGTGACCGCCCTCATTGACATCACCATCGATCTTCTCCTGAATGTCCATGACCACTGAGCCGTGCCGCATAGCGTAGCCCTTCGAGTCTGGACCTCGGTCTGATGGGTCATGACTGGCAACCTTTGCGCCTCGTGGCTCCCAGCCTAGACGGATGTGGCTATCCACGCAGGCATCAAACCATTCGGCCATGACTAAGGCCGAGTCAACTGAGTCATTGAAATGCCCTAGCCAAACGTGATCGTACATTGCCTGGGGAAGGTTGGCCTCATCCCACAAACGCTCATCCTCAAGCCCAGATTCTCCAAACCACGGGTTGTCAGTGTAGTTCACTCTGAGGATAAGGTGCAGGGTGTCCTCAAATATGCCGTTAGATTCAAGCTCTGACATGTAGGGCATCAGGAATCTCTTGCTGAAGGGATCTTCACTACTGCCAGGGTTGGCTACGAAATACATCTTAACTGGCGCTGTGCTTGAAAGGATGTCGCTAATCTCCTCCTTGAGCGAAGGCTCTTCGTCCTTGGGCTTGAACTGAACCGGCAATCCTTTGTTGGGCTTGGCACGAACAGTCGGGGTGAGTGCTCTGAGAGAGTCGGCGCTAGTTGTCTGACTTTCTTCCATCCAGAAATTAGTAAATCCGTGTGCCGATTTGATGCTGTCAGTTGACCTGGCAAGCCCAGCAAACTCGAATGCGGCCTTTTCATTATTGCTGATCGCATGATTGAGCACCTCAAAGCCGGTAAACTCTAACCGCTCGATCTCCTCCTTGAGCAGTGAGTGTACTGAGTTGCGAATAGAGGATTGATATTCGCGCAGGCAGTATGTCTTGTGTCCGTTGTCCCTATTGTCACCCAGAACTATGTCACCCACCCCAATAGACTTCCCAGATCCTCGTCCCCCGTACACGACATTGAATCTCTTCGTGCTAGTAACTACCCTCTCCATTATCTTCGCTAAATATATCTGGACCTTCTCCTGGCTTTCTACCCAAGTCGCTGAACTTCTGTCGTAAACTATGGAATGCAAAAACCCTTTCTCAGGGCATACAAAGCCGTAGACTGTCGAGTCTCTAATAATACCCCTGTCCTTGAGCTCTGATGTGTATCGCAGCTCTAGCTCTGCCTCAATAAACTGTTCCTCTGCGTTCATCAGTGAACATCTGCCTTTGTGATCGGGCTCTGTCCTCGAATCTCTCTAAGCCTCGCCTCTAGGTCTTCGGTTGGCATGTCCTTGATCTCGTTCTTGTTCGTGTTCTCGATCTTCTCAGAGTAGCCGTGCTTGCCCAGGACCAGCTTGGTGATGGCCGAGTTGAACTTGCCGTCTACCCCCTTCTGGACGAGGATAAATTCTCCCAATTCGTTTGCACGAGCCAATATGTCTATAAATTCTTGATTGCCCTCTGCTGCCCACTTGTAAAGAACAGCCCTGCTTACCTGTAGATAGATAGCCAATCCCAGCACACTCGGGAAGTTGTGATCCTCTTCGTTCTTCCATCCTCCGTCCAAGTAATCCTTAGCCATCTGCACAAGTTCTGGCGTACACAGAGTAGGCCTTCCGACCTTTCGCTTGACCTCATCAGACTTGTTTTCAGGTAATTCTTCCTGCTTATCGGTGGTCTTGGTCATTCATGATGCCCTGAAGTAGTGATTATTAGTGGGAATACGACTAGTTTACCTATTTCTCACATTTATTTATACAATTAGCTTGTTTGTCCGTACAAATTAGGTATACTTAATGTCGTTGGGTTGGCCAACACCTTAAATGCTTAGGAGATACACAATGAACATCATCGAAACAATCAATAACATCGCAGCCGTTGAAGCAATTCTAATCAAGACAGACAAGCACGGTAATAAAAAATACCGCACTGAGATAGTCCTGAATGATGGCGAAAGGATCGTAATCAAGAAGTCAGGCAACTTGCCTGTTCAGGTCCAGGTCTATAGCGCGCCGATCAACGGTAACGCCAGGGAAGAGCTGGCTAGACACTTCACCTTCGCACAGTCGGTTAACGCTTACGCCAAGGATGCACACCTGGGAGGATTCAGGGTCCGGATTCCTGTAGGGGTTTTGGTAGAGACTGAAACAGTACACGCATCAGGACGAGTAACTACTTCTCCGGCGGTTTGTGCAGACTGCGGAGATAAACTCAACAGTTCAGGCGCTTGCCCCAACGTACTGTAACAAACCAACCAGGACACCAGCCCCGCTTAATTGCGGGTTTGGTGGTAGTAAAACTAGCTTAGGAGAACGAGATGGACAATTTTACCGCAGTAGGAATCGCAGAAGGATTCATTGAAGCAGATTCAGAGGAGCAGGCCATTGAAGCATGGCAGTACCTTCACGACACTGGCCTGGCTTACACACTCCAGGGATGGTTTGGACGTAACGCACAGTCACTAATAGCGGAGGGCGTGATCAATGGATAAGACAATCAAAGAATTCACCGGGCAAGTATCAGGCCCAAGCCTATGCAAAGGCACTCACACGGTCCCTGCTGGG